CGGGGAGGAGTGCATACGAATCGCCCGCGAGAGTGGCAGCTACAACGATATTACCGGCAATTTGAGGTCATCAATAGGCTATGTGGTGCTTGTGGACGGGAAACCCGTCGTGACGGGAGCCTCGAAGCAATACAACGGCAAGAACGGGCATGGAGAAGCAGGCCCGCCCGCTGCCGAAGCGTTGCTCCAAAAACTGCAAGCAAAATTTCCGTGGGGTGTGGTGCTGATCGTCTGCGCAGGCATGAAATACGCCGCATACGTCGAAGCAGTCCACCATAAGGATGTACTCACATCAGCCGAGTTGAAAGCCGAATCCCTTGCCAAGAAACTACTCAACGATTTAATCGAATAGAGAGATGATAAAAACGGAGACGCAGATTGAGCGGGATTTCTATTCTTTCGTCAAGAATAGCGACCTCGGAAAGGCCATCAGAGGAAAGGTTTACCGACCCGAAATGCGCCCGACCGACGCCACAACGGAGGATTTGATCGTCAAGTTCCTCGCAGGACTTGATGAACAAGTACAAACGGGCGTGGTGATCTTCAACCTCTATGTCCCCGATATACCCTACACCGACGGACGAATGGTTCCGGATAGGAAACGTATCGGCGAATTGCAGGAGTTGATTCTCTCATTCGTAGAAACCGCAGGTGGTACGGAATACTGGCTCGAAACCGATACGACACCGACGACGATGCGCAACGAGGAAATAGAGCAGCATTTCATATACGCAAGAATCAAGTTTAACCGCATAACAGAATAAAACTATGGGAAAGAAGATCATCATGTCGTGGTCGAAGTGCAAGATCGAGGTCGGTAAAACCGGCGACGACGAAGCTATGGCAGCCTCCCTGACCGACATCGGTACTATCAACGACAAATCGACGACGCTTGCCACGGAGGACGGCGAAACCCTGACCGCAACGGCGACAGGCGGAATCGTGGTCGCCGAGGAGGAGGGCGAGCCGGTCGTAACCCTGACAACCCGCGTCAAGGAGATGGGTTTCGATACGGAAAAGATGTTTACCGGAGCGGTCGTTTCGGAGGACAGCAACGAGCTGACCGTGAAAACCAACGTCGTATCGGACGATTTCTCCGTGAAGCTCACGCCCAAGAACATCGGTGCTATCGGCATCAAGGCCCGGCGCACACACGTATCGTTCCGTCCGGGCAGCTCCGAGGAGGAGGGATCGTATGTCGATCTCACATTCAAGATTCTCGCCTGCTCCGATGGGGAGCTTTACAAGAAGTTCCGGGTCAAGGCCGAAGATTGGGCCGCCCCCAAACCCTAAATAGCATCGTAAGATGCTGACGAGTGGAGAGACACCCTTTGCGGTTGGCAGGAGAAACCGCAAACAGGAGGGTTGGCAGAGTGGCTGAATGCACCTCACCGCTAACGAGGCAAGCCGTAAGGCTTCGGAGGTTCGAATCCTCCACCCTCCGCAATTTTATCGGGATATGGAACAACAGAATACTATCGAAAATAGCGTCGCATCGGCGATTCTTGAAAAAAGCATTGACAACATCGACATCGAAGGGGTTACATACGAAATAGCCCCTCCATCTACTGCGACCCTGATTCTCATCTCGGAGATCGTAGCAACTCTCCCCGTTGTAAAAAAGGTTCCGGCCGAAGAGATCGTAACCTCGGTATTGCATTATGCCCGATATTATCGACCTATCGGCGATATTGCCGCCGTACTTATTCTCGGCGCGAAAAACCTCATCGAATATCGCACCATCGTACAGGAGAAACGCTATTTGTTCGGCCTGATCCGGCGTAAGACCGAGACCACAATCAAGGTCGATAAAAAGGCAGAACTCGCAAAAATCATATTGGAGAACGTCAGCCCGACTACCTTGTTTAATGTCGTAGTTCAACGACTTCAAGATATGGAGATAGGCAGTTTTTTCGCCATTACCACTTCCCTGTCAGAGGCAAATATCCTCAAACCCACCAAGGAAGTGGTAAAAGACTGAACGACAGCATTTGGGCAACCGTCCTCGGAATAGCTAAAACACTCGGAGTAACAGAAAAATACGCCTTATATGAGATCAGCTATGTAAATGCCATCATGTATAGTCGAGCAATGCCGATGCCCGGTGATATGGCCGAAAACAGCAGACCGCTTTATGATGACAGCAAGGATGCGAATAACCCTGAAAATTTCACAGATTTTACAGATGACGAAGAGGTTGTAAGGATATGAAAAATGATGACGGCGCATTGAGTTTCGGCACATCCGTAGATTTACGCGGATTGGAAACCGGCATCTCTCAAATTGAAGCGAAAATCGCTACGATGGAGGGCAAGCTCGGCGCTAAAATAGACGGTATCGGCAAAGCTGTAAGCAGATCAGGCATTACGGCAAAATCGACCCTTGAAGATGTTACCAATGCAGGCAATGTTTTGGATGGCACTTTGGGGAATGTGGCGAAAACCGCCGCAAGTATCGGCATGGCTTTTACCGCTCAATCTCTTATCCGCCAAATCATCAATATCCGAGGCGAGTTTCAACAGCTCGAAGTCGCATTCGAGACCATGCTCGGAAGCGAAGAGAAAGCCGTTCAGTTGATGGATCAACTCGTAGATACCGCAGCGAAAACCCCTTTCGACCTGCAAGGTATTGCTGATGGAGCACGACGGCTTCTCGCATACGGCGAAAATGTCGAAAATATAAATGACGACCTGATCCGCCTCGGCAACATCGCCGCAGGACTTTCCCAGCCTCTCGGCGACATCGTATATCTCTATGGAACGACCATGACGCAGGGGCGGCTCTACACGCAAGACCTCAATCAGTTTACCGGCAGAGGTATTCCCATGATTCGAGAACTCGCGCAGATTCTCGGCGTCGCAGAAAATAAGGTTCGGGAATTAGTCGAAGAGGGGAAAGTCGGATTCCCGGAGGTGCAAAAGGTCATTCAGAACCTCACGAACGAGGGCGGAATGTTCTACAACCTCATGGAGGAGCAATCCAAGACTATTACAGGGCAAATTTCAAATATCCAAGATGCCCTCTCGTCGATGTTCAATACAATTGGCAACCAATCCGAGGGCGTTATCAATGATTCGCTGGATGTAGTTTCTTCGCTCATCGAAAACTATGAGCAGGTCGGCCGCGTCCTTATGGGGCTGGTTGCAACTTATGGCGTTTACCGAACAGCTTGCATGGCTGTCGCGGCCGCACAAGGCTTGCAAGCAATGGGCGTCGGTACATTGACCGCAGCCGAAGCGATACACTACGGATGGCTCGTAGTTGTAGAGAAAGCTCAAAAGCTGCTCAACGCAACGATGCTTGCAAATCCCTATGTCCTCATCGCTACTCTGCTGGCTGGTGTTACTGCGGCGCTTCTTTCCATGAAAACCGAAACCGAACGGATGAAAGAAGCAGAAGAAGAGTATCAAGCCCAAAAGCAGAAAACCATCGAGGCAGAGGATGAACACAAGCGTAAAATCGAGGAGTTATGTTCTATCGCCTCTAATGAGGCTGTCGCTACCGACACCCGTAGGGAGGCCCTGAACAAACTCGAAATGAAATACCCCGATATTTTCGCCAAATACGACACCGAGTATGAGAAGCTGAAAAATATCAAGCAAATCAAGGAGGAGATAGCCCAGCTTGAAGCGCAGGAATCCATCACCAATCCGAAAACAGAGCTGAAAGATGTAGAGGCAAGAATAAAGGAGTTGGAGGGAAAAACGAAATGGGCGACGCAATACTACCAAGATAGCTATGGTCAGCATCGTGCTCGAAATGTCCTTAAATCCGCTCGTTCGCGCGACGAAGAAGCCGAATTACAGAATCTTTACAACAAACGCAAGGCTCTTTCGGAACAGATACGCAAAAACGACGTAAATGCCTATTTCGAGAATCTGACGGGGGTTAGCAATGAAACCATCGAAAAGCAGATCAAGCAGCGGGAAACCCTGCTTGCCCAAATGCAGTTCCAAGAGGCAAAATACGGAAAAATCACGCAGGGGAATGCCGCTTTAACGGGTTCATTCTCCCGCGATGAACTGCAATATCAGCTCAACAAGCTACGCGCAGAGCAGAACAAACGGAATCTGCCGACCGATTCGAGTGCAGAATGGGGTGCAGCGGCAAAATCGGCCTATGAAAAAGCACTGAAAGAATACAACGACTTTCTCAATGAAACGGGCAACCAGCTCACGCACGAAGAATACGAACGTAAGGCGAAAGAACTGAAAGAAGCTCTCGATGCGGCAAAAAAAGCTTATGATGCGACAAAACCCGCCTCGGACAAGGATGCTCAAAAGCAGGACAAACAGGCCGAGAAAGACGCAAAAGAAGCGGAACGGCGGGCAGATAAAGCACGGAAGCTCGGCGAAGAACTCGTTAAAATCGAGGAGGAAACCAAAGCTGCCGAAATTGAGGCGATGAAAGAGGGTTTGGCTAAAAAACTCGCTATGATCGACCTCGAATATACTACACAGAAAAATAAACTCGACAAACAGGAGACGGATTGGAAACGCGAAAATAAGGAGGCGGGAATTTCGGTCAATGAAAACGGATTGACGACCGAACAATTCGACGCATTAAATAAAGCTCGACAGCAAAATGCAGAGAATCAAAAGAAAGCGACTGCCAAAGCATTGAAAGAGGATGCCGATGCCAAAGCAGAGGCTATGAACAACTACCTCATTCAGTACGGGTCTTTCCAAGAAAAGGTACTTGCCCTGACCGAAGAATATAATCGCAAAATAACCGATGCAACCACCGAGGGAGCAAAATTGTCCCTGCGTAAAGAGCTGGAAAATGCGATTAAAGATGCGAAATTCGAGAATCTGAAAGATTCGATCAACTGGGATGGTGTTTTCGGGAATTTAGGAGAACAGTCTATTTCATCGTTGCAGTATGCACTCGACAAGGTCAAAGCCTACTTCGAGAGCAATAAAGGCTCTATGAAATTTATTGAGATAAAAGACATTCAGGAAGCTATTTCAAAAATGGAAAATGAAATCGCCTCCCGAAATCCTTTTGTCGCGCTCCATAAGTCAATCCAAGACATCGGCGACGCCAAAACGGAGTTCACTACCGCATTGCAAGAATGGCATACGGCGCAAGAAGCTCTCACAACGGCACAGCAGGAATACAATGCCGCCCTTGCCGAAGAGCAGGCCCTCCGCGGACAAATAAACAGAGGAGAGCTATCGGCCGAAAGCGAAGAATATGCGAAATCCGAAGAAAGATTATCGCTGGCAAAGAAAAATCTTGCAGACGCAACTACGCATTCAATGCAAGCCGAACAGCAGGCATTGAACGCCCGGAATAGCATCACCAACTCATACAAAAGTTTTGCGACCCAGCTCCGTAATGTCGGAGGTATCGTTTCGGATGTCGGTGGCAAAGCACAGAATCTCGCATCCGTATTCTCGGATGATGTTGCAATGGGCATCGGGAAAGCCCTCGATACTATTGACGCGGTATTGGATGCTACGGCGACCGTCATTGACGCAATCGGAGACACAGGCAAGAGTGTTTCCGAAGCTATGGCGACGACAGCCGAGGCATCGGGAGCCGCCATGCAATCGACAGCACAGGCCGCAGCAACGTCGATCTCGACCGTAGAAAAAGCATCGGTCATCCTCGCCGTCATTTCGGCGGCTTTGCAGATCGCTACGGCTATCGCCAACCTCTTCAACGACGATGATGAGAAACAAAAAGAGATCGAGAATCTACAACGCCGCATCGACCAACTGCAATGGGAACTCGACAATGCCGATGCCGTCCGGTTACAGAATAACGTCGGGGATGCCGTAAAGAAATTGAGAGACATCTATGCCGAAACGACGCAGGAGGTATTGCGCCTGCACCTCACATCGCAGCAGTACGGCAACGCATGGACGCGGATGTTCGCCCGGATGCGCTACGACAGCGAGGTATATGAGAAATCCGTCGAGAAGATCGCCGATGCGTATGCAAAGGTAGCCTACACCGCCGACAAAGCCCTCGGAGGGAAGAAATACGACGAAAGCCGGAAACAGCTCGAAAATCTTGCCGAGCAGCAGATACTCATTCAGAAACAGATCAATGAGGAGCAGAGCAAGAAAAAAACCGACCATGGCAAGATCGAGGAGTGGCAGCGACAGATTCAGGAGATCGCCGAAGAGATGGCTACCATCATCAACGAGATGCTGGAAAACATCATCGGCTACACCGCCGCCGACCTTGCCTCGGAACTCGGAGATGCTTTCTTCGAAGCGGCCAAGCAGGGAGAGGATGCGATGGAGGCATGGCGCAAAAAGGTCAATGATATTGTCGCCGATGTCCTGCAAAGGATGCTCGTACAGAAATATTTGGAAGAACGCATCGGAGGCATTTTCGACAGATACAAAAAAGAATGGTTCGGAAATGACGGCACATTCAAAGGCATCGACGCCGTGATCGGTTCGATGAATGGATTTGCCGGAGAACTCAATCAGGTCGGAGAAGAGTTCAACGCGATCTATCAAGGTCTGTCCGATAGTCTCAAAAATTATTTTACGGGAGATGCCGAGCGCGAGGGAACGAGTAAGGGTATCACATCAGAGTCGCAAGATAGTGCTTTCGAGAGAAATGCCCGCCTGACGACCATTCAGGGGCATACCTATACCCTCGTACAGGGCATGAACGATCTGAACCGCACGGGCAATGCCGTACTCGACAAACTGACCGGAATCGAGAAGAATACCTCCGAGACCAACGACAAGCTCGACAAGGTCGATAAAAGTATCAAAGATGTTAAAAACATGGTCGATGAGATCGACCGGAAAGGATTAAAACTCCGAAGCTAATGCAAGCACTTATCAAGAAAATACAGGGTGAATGGAAAGCGGCCAAAGATGCCGCGCAAGCTCAATGCACCAATAACGGGCGATATGAAATGGCGGAGAAACTCGGAGCCTGCGATATGTTCAAGGGCAATGAGACATTGGAGGAGCTGATCGGGATGATGTTCTCCCCGCGAGGGGTCGAATTTATGACAACCTACAATTTCCCCAACCTCGCCACTTTTCGTCGTTTCAAGAAATATCATCCGGAGCGTTTCGGCGTGTATATCGACTGCGGCAAAATTTCGCTTTCAGAGGCCCGAAAAATCTTTTTGATAGGAGACACCACCGCAGAACTGAAATACAGCCAAACGGCCGGAAATCGGCTATTTCTAATGTGCGGGGCGAATGCCTCCGTCATCGCATCGGGGTATGCGGTCGTCAAGGTCGAAAAAGATAAGGATTCCGAGGTGAATTACATCGTTCAGGACAACGCGAAAATCTTATGGTGGGCAAGCTGTTCATAGACGGGCTGGATGCGTTCAGCGAATACGGCATATTTGTCGAGCAGTACGGGTACAAGGCACTCGTACAGATGCCGTCATTCAAGAAATTGAGCAGCACCGAATGGCCCGAATATGACGGCGAAGAGGTCGATCTATCCGCCCCCCTCCTTGATAGCAAAACATTTTCGATTCCGTTTTGCATTACCGATATTTTGAGCGCGAGCGATTTATTCGAGGTACTTTCCGATGGATCGTATCATATCTTCGACTTCGCCGAACTCGGCAAGTCCTACAAACTGCGGCTTCTGACCAATCCCGCATTGTCCGCCAAAATCCAGCTCGGAAAAATCACGCTGAATTTCGCCGATGACTTCCCGCCCGTCTATCCGACCGACGAGACGGACATCGAGAGCCTGAACGAGTACAATACGCTGCTGAATCAGGCTCCCTATGCAACAGCACCGGCGGGCTTCAAGCAGAACGGGTACGAGATGGATGATGTCGATTTTTCCCACTTCGGGGTCTATGTCCTCGACGGCACGGATCGGAATATTCAGAAAGCCCCGAATGTCCGCGAGAATCTGAAAGTCGATGTAACCAATCGGCCCGGAGTAAGCTATGACGGAGAATCGGTTTTCTACAAGGCGAAAGACGTTGCGATAAAGCTCTTTATCTATGCCGATAACATCGCTCAATTTTGGGAACGCTGGTATGCGCTTTTCACCGCCCTGCTGAAACCCGAACTGCGCAAATTATACAACGACAACTCTTTGGAGGAGTATAATTGCTACTACAAGAGCAATGCGGTAACGCGGTTCGATATTCGCCGCAACGGGCGGGTGTGGTGCGAGTTCACCGTAACCCTGACCTTTCCCGATTCGCGGCCCGACGGTAATTACTGCGTATTGGCGACCGAGGATAAGGAGGTAGTGATAACCGAGCCGGAAGAGGGCCTCATTGTATTTAGAATTTAACTCTACAAGGATATGATAAAGAAGAAAATATCGGAACTCCCCGAATGCACCTCATTCAAAGGGCTGTGGACTATCGGTGTCGATATATTCAACAAGAGCGTCAAGGTGTCGCTCGAATATATCCAGTCGGTCGTCGAGGGGATGAAAGCGGCGACAAAAGATGCCACCGATGTCACCGATGCAGCATCGAAGAGTGCCCAATCGGCCATCAATGCCGCGCAAAAAGCACAAGAAGCTACGACCGCCGCCAATACCGCAACCACGAACGCCAGCAATGCCACCGCCGCCGCGATTGAGGCGAAAGAGGATTGCGAGGAGGTGATCGCCGCCGCTGCGGAATTGGAACCGCTGAATCTTGTGCCGACTGCAATGACGGTAGAATACCCCTCGCGCCTGCTGGTCGGCAATATGGCGGAGAATTTCATCCGCGCCACACTCACTCCGGCCAGCGTCAAGCCGAATGTATTGTTCCTCGGCGACGATAAGGCCGTATCGGTAACTCCCGACGGACGCATTACGATCCTTGCCGCCGGAACCAGCATCATCCATGTCATCCCGACCTGCAACGTAGCCCTCTACAAGACGATTCAGATCAAGGTCTCGAAGCCTACGGTCAGGTTGGTAACACTCTCGTCGATCCGCCTCACGGCAAACGGTAATTTCAGGTTCAATTAAAAACAACATCAAGCTATGGCAAGACAAGGTTACATCAGCGAATTTATGAATGGCGGGCGCATCCTCTCGCATGGCAAGATCGAGAACCTCGCAGACGGTTTCAGCCTGCCGAATGACGCGCTGTTCTCGATCTACATCAGGCCCAAATACAGCAGCTCCACCGTGGACGCCGTATTGAGCGTGAAATGCTATCAGGACGACGAATTTTCCGACGCTCCGGTAGTGCTCAACGATTGGTCGCCGATGGCGATCAAGGCCATCGCACCGAATGCGGATTTTCTCAACACTCACGACCTCTATTGGGGAGCTGGGACTTACGTCGAAAAGGTATGATCGTCTCGGTTTTCATCTCCCTATCGCGGCGGCTGCGCCAATGGGCGACATCCCGTAGGCAAAAGAAAATGCGGCTGAATACCGCATCGTCGGTGATGTTCATCGCATCGAAAGGAAAAACGGTTTTCAAATTCTTAAACGACAAATAGCTATGACAGCAGAACAAGAAGCAATCCTCGAACAGATTATCGAGGCTTTTCAGAATGGCAAGCGATTGAGCGACTTGCCCGATGTATCGGGAACCAACCCGTTCAACCTCATTTGCGAGGTATTGGAGGACGGCGAGAGCAAAAAGGCCGCGCTCGCAACGCTCCTGCCTTACATGGAGGAGGAATGCAGCTACGGCATCGAGTTCGACACCGCTGTATCCTCGCCTGCCTGCACCCGTATCGGCAATCTCTCCCTGCACAAGAGCCTGCCGATCCACAACCGGATGAAAGGCTGCCTGCTCAACGACGACGGCGAGGTCGTGGAATATCTCAATCCGGCAAATTGGACGGGACAGACGCGCGACGGCTCGCGGGGTCAGGTCATGGTCGAACTTCCCATGCACTACCGCAAATTCGAGACTGACGGCACGAAGCGGCGGGTACGCATCAGCGAGTACCCTCTCCCCGGCTATCGTCTCGTCCCAGGGAATAGATACGTTTCGGCGTATCAGGCTACCATACAGCGCAGCACGACGACCCTCTGCTCGGTCGTGAATATGGATGCCGACTACCGAGGCGGCAACAACAATACGGCGTATGACGGAACCTATCGCACGTTCCTCGGACGCCCGGCGACGGGTATCTCCCGTACCAATTTCCGCAATTACGCCCGCAAACGCAAGTCCGGTTCGACGGAATGGAACTGCATGACCTACGACATCCAAAAAGAACTGTATTGGCTCTTCGTCATCGAATATGCCACGCTCAACTCGCAGGCGACGTTCAATGCGGAAAAGGACAGCAACGGCTATGCACAAGGCGGCCTCGGAGCAGGTGTAACGAACATGTCCGATTGGAGCGGATTCAACGGCTATTATCCGTTCGTGCCGTGCGGCCATACCGACGAACTCGGAAACGGCACGGGCGAGGTAGCATACCCCGTCATCAATGAGGACGGATCGACCCGATGCACGGTCATGGTTCCGCGCTATCGGGGTGTCGAGAATCCTTTCGGTCATGTTTGGCAATGGACGGACGGCATCAACATCCGGATCAGCCCGACCGAGGAGAATGGCGGCGACGGGTTGAGCAAGGTATTCGTCTGCACCGATCCGGCCAAATTCTCGGATAGCGGTTACGACGGCTACGCCCATGTAGGCAACGAGGCCCGCGCAGAGGGATATGTCAAAGAGGTGATTTTCGGCGAGGGAGGAGAGATCATGCCCTCCGTCGTAGGAGGCGGTTCTTCGACCTATTTCTGCGACTACCACTATACCAACATCCCGACGGCCGAAGCATTGCGCGGTGTCCTGTTCGGCGGTCATGCGAGTCACGGCTCGTATGCCGGTTTTGCGTCTGCGGCTTCGCATTACGCGCCCTCGGCTTCGGCTGCGTCTATCGGGTCTCGCCTTTGCTTTATCCCCGCATAACGGATAACGCCACAGAAAACACGCTCGGCCAATAATTAAACGATACGACAATGGAGAATAACCATAATCCGATGGAAGATGACGGTTCGCTGGATTTCCTGAAAATCCCCGCCGACGAAACCAACAAGCATTTTAACTGCCCCGAAACGACGCAGCAGAAGTTGATAAACCTCACCTTTTGGGTCTGCGACTACATCGAGGGAGTGAAAACGAAGTTCGGAGAGAATCGGACGCTCGTCAAGATCAAGATGAATCGGGACGATCACGACCGCGATGCACGCAAGTTCTTCACCAATTCGCGGGAAATCAAATATGTCCTCGCCAAGATTCGGGAAATGGACAAATTCCCGCGACGGGTAACGATGCGGGCATCGGGAACGCGGTACTATTTGGAGTAATGTATAAAGGTTGGTTGCTCTTGCGGTGTCCTGTTCAGCGGTAATGCGAATAACAGCTCGAATGCCGGTTTTGCGTATGCGAATTCGAATAACACGCCCTCGAATACGAATGCGAATATCAGGTCTCGCCAATGATTTTCAGAAAGGTAAAAACATAAATTTTGAGAGCAACGACCCTGCCTCTCGGCAAAAAATATCACCTCAAAAAGGAGTTAGTAGGCGGTTTCGGGCATCCCGAACTGCCGAACGCCCCGAATATGAAAAGCAAAGCGTCGAAATGAAGCGTATAGGAAACTTATACGAAAAGATCATATCGCTGGATAACCTCCGCCTCGCCGATGAAAAGGCAAGGCGCGGGAAACTCCGCTCGTATGGCGTCTTGCTTCACGACAAAAACCGTGAAGCGAATATCCTTGCCCTGCATGAAACGCTGAAAAATCATACATTCAAGAACTCCGAATACAGCACGTTCACGATCTATGAGCCGAAAGAGAGGATCATATTTCGATTGCCGTATTACCCCGACCGCATTCTGCACCATGCAATCATGAATATCCTCGAACCGATATGGGTTTCGGTCTTCACAAAAGACACATATAGCTGCATCAAGGGCCGCGGGATTCACGGAGCGATGCGGAATGTCAAGCGGGCCATCAAAGACCGGGAAAACGCCCGATATTGCCTCAAAATCGACATCCGGAAGTTCTACCCGTCGATAGACCACGACGTATTGAAAACCATCATCCGCCGCAAAATCAAATGCAAGGATACGCTCGCCCTGCTCGATACGATCATCGACAGCACCGACGGCGTGCCTATCGGCAACTATTTGAGCCAATACTTCGCAAACCTGATGCTCGCCTACTTCGATCATTGGATCAAGGAGGAGAAGCGGGTGCGATACTATTTCCGATATGCCGACGACATGGTATTTCTCGCCTCCACGAAAGAGGAGCTGCACATCCTGCTGGCCGACATCAAGAAGTATCTCGCAGCCTTGAAATTGACGTTGAAAGGCAATGAGCAGATATTTCCGATTGCCGAGAACCGGGCGGACAAGCACGGGCGCGGCCTCGATTTCGTCGGGTTCGTATTCTACCACAACCAAACGCTCATGCGCAAATCCATCAAGCAGAATTTCTGCCGCATGGCCGCGCGTCTGAATAAGAAACTCAATATCAGCGCGAGAGACTACAAACAGAAGCTATGCAGTTGGTACGGATGGGCGAAAGTCTCCAATTCAAAACATTTGTTAAAAACCATCATTAAATCGCAATTCTATGACACGTTCGTATTACGATGCAAGGCCGTCTAAATTCGAGGCCGTAGGCAACGGAAGCTACATCTACCGTTGGGATATTCAGGAAGAGGACGCCCCGCAACATCAGATCATTGCCGAGGGGAACGAGAAACCCATCGCCGAAACTCCGCGCAAGCAGTATTCCTGCTATGAGGTAGTTGTATGGGCGACCGTTACGAGTAACAAAATCACGGAAGCCGCCATCCGTGCAATGTGGGATGCCAACTACGAGCAGAAGCTCATCAATGAGTACAACGCCGCCAATCTCGGCGTATATGGCGGCTCCAAGTCGAGCGACGAGGCAAAGGCGAAGATCGCCTCATACAAGGACTTTCTCGCAGCGAGAGCCACGTTGAAAGCCCAAATCGACGCAGACTGCGCCGAGCTGAACATCGAATAAAATCAGATCATGCTGACCCTGCATTTCAACAACACGACGTTGGACGTACAGGAGAGCGATAGCAGCTACCGCTATCGCTCCCTCATGTCCAAGCCGCAACTCGTCCTGAAATTCTCCCTATCGGAATTTGTCGAAATTCCGGTCGGGGCATGGTGCGAGTATCAAGGCGTGAAATACAAACTCGGATCGCCGGAAAACATCAAGAAAAACGGAACCCGCAATATCGAATACACGCTCACCCTCGGAACATTGGAGGACAACATGAGCCTGTATAAGATGCGTAATCCCGTCGATAAACGCCTCAAATGGTCGATGTGCGCCAAGCCCCACGAACTCGTCGAAGCTATCGTCTGGAATCTCAACCAGCGCGACGGGGCCGGAGTTTGGAAAGTCGGCGAATGCCTCGATGCGGCGGAGCAGACGGTCGAGTTCAATCACACCTACGTCGATGCTGCATTGCAGGATGTCGCAAACAAATTCGAGACCGAATGGGAAATCAACGACTATACGATCTCGCTGCATAAAGTCGAGTATTTCAAGGATGATCCCCTGCCGCTCGCATACGGCAAGGGGAACGGTTTCGAGCCGGGTGTCGGACGCACCACGCAGAGCGATGAGTTGCCGATCAAGCGGCTTTATGTTCAGGGCGGAGACCGCAATATCGACCGCTCGAAATACGGCTCGGCGGAATTGCTGTTGCCGAAGTCGCAGACGCTCGTTTACGAGGGCCGCACCTATCAATCTGATGCGGAGGGGTATTCCATCGAGCGCATCGACAAGATTTCCGATGCAGTCAAGGAGGACAGCCTTGATTGCTCCGAAATATACCCATCCCGCGAGGGGACGGTATCAAAGGTAGAAACGATGGATGTCGGGAAGAATTTCTACGACATCATCGACAACTCCATCCCCGCAGAGCTGAATTTCAACGACTATATCATTGAGGGCGAGACGGCGACGATCAGTTTCCAAAAGGGAATGCTCGCGGGCGACGATAAGCAGTTCGAGTTCAAATACAACCACTCGGAACGCCGCTTTGAACTCGTACCGCAGGAGATCGACGGGGTTACGATGCCGAACGAAACATTCAAGCCCGCCGTCGGCGACACTTACGCCATTTTCGGGATCATGCTGCCGGATGCCTATATCTGCAACAATACGGATAAGACAGGGGCATCATGGGATATGTTCCGTGAAGCGGCCCGTAAGCTCTATGAGAACGAAGACCCGAAATTCACCTTTACCGGCACTCTGCAAGGACTATGGGCGAAAAAGAATTGGCTCCGCGTGGGTGGTCGGCTGAAAGTCGGGGGATATGTTCTGTTCACCGATGAGCAGTTCGTTCCCGATGGCATAGCAATCCGCATCACGGGTATCAAGGAATACCTCACCTCACCGTATGCCCCTGTTCTCGAAATCTCAAACTCGGTTTCGGGCAAGAGCGTATCTTCACAGCTTCGGGAGATCGGGCAAAATGAGGTGGCGACAGATAACAGCATCCGCAACGCCGTAAGCTATACCAAGCGTCGGTTCCGCGATGTCAGGGAAACAATGGCGATGTTGGAGGATTCAATGCTCGACAACTTCACGAACTCCATCAATCCGCTGACCGTGCAGACGATGATGATGCTCGTCGGGGATGAGAGCCTGCAATTCCGGTTCGTCGCCAGCAAAACCGACCTCACGGCGGTAAACGACGGTATCACCTACGACAATGCGGCAAAGCAGTTGCATATCCCGCACGGATTCATCCAGCACATGACGCTCGGCATCGGAACGATTTCATCCTCTCATGCCGATTCGGAGTACAAGGTTTGGGAGATGAGCGAATACCTTTCACCATACCTCGACAATGGCGAAAAGAAGTATTATCTATATGCCAAGGTCAGCCGCACGGACACCACCGCAAAAAGCGATTTCCTGCTCTCTGATCGAGCGATCAAGATGAATGATGTTGCAGGGTATTATCATCTGCTGGTAGGTATTCTGAATAGCGAATATGACGGCGAACGGAGCTATGTTTCGCTCTATGGGTTTTCGGAGATTCTGCCCGGCCGCATCACGACCGATAAAATTGTATCATCCGACGGTCAATCTTTTTGGCACCTAATCAAGAATCAGTTTCGAGCAGGAGATGCCAATAAAGCATTCGAATGGAATATAGGTGATTCAGGCGTATTTAATATTATTGGTGCTCGTATCGAAACGAATAAAGATCGTTCAAGAATAGTATTGAATCCCAATTCCCGGCGTATCGAAATGTATTATAATGATACACTAATAGCTTTTTGGTCCTCCGACGCAAACGGATCTTTCATTAATATAATGCCGAGAGAAGGAGGCGCAGCCAATAAATATGCCGCCATATCATCTAATGCCATATCATTAAATAGAGACTTCCCTGATGGATTAAGTTATTTATCTGAGTTTAATTCAGATAATGCTAATTTATGGGTAAGAGGCCAACGTAATGCAAGGGTGGTTAATTTTATAGTAGGAGTAAAAAATACAAATACAAATGGTTATCCAATTTTGAAGATTTTAATGGACGGTATTCCTACTTCCGACCCAAAAGTTTATGGACAGGTTTGGAGAGACGGAACTACTCTGAAAATATCACAAGGATAATACAGCTCTTCATTATAGAATACCTACCCGTAATCACAAGTGCCGTCAGAACCAAATAATAATTTTCCCATTCAAAATAGTACCTATTAGATACTATTTATTACCTTTGTTGAAAATTAAATCCACTATGGAACAGAAGATTGAAAAAGGAATCGGGTGGCTTGAAAAGCTACTCAAAATGGAGGAGAAGTACGGATTTTTCCGTTTTCTGCGGGTGCTCCTGCTTTTACTCCTCACGGGATTTGTAATCCTCACTATCACCAATCCGTGCTATGTGCTGGATAAAGTCGAATCAATCCAAGCAGAGCGACATGATGAATCGGTATCCAAGCGCATTCAGGTAGATGCGGATATTCGTCTGATGCTGCGCAAACTCTTATATGCGCTCGATGCCGACCGTACATGGCTCATAGAGCTGCATAATGGGAGCAAAAACCTATCATCAGGATTACCGTTCCTATACGGCGATATGCGAATCGAAGAGGTCGCCGACAGCATTAATAACGTCGATGACGAATATACCGATTTTCAGCTATCGAAATACCCTTTTATCGGGAAAGTCTTTGACGACGGATTTTATTGGGGAGCTATCGAAACGATCAAGGAGATCGACGAACGAATGTATTTCAAGTTCAAGTCGAATAATGTGAACGAGGTCGCCATTCTCGCCCTATATGCAGGAGAAAAGCCGCTCGGAGCAATCGGCATATCATTTTGCGGACAAAAACAGATGGACGCCTCCGCTGTCGGCAAGGCTATTCGCAAGTGCGGTATTCAGGTAGCAACCCTATTATCCAACTAACATCACAACATCATGGAAACTATCAAAAAGATTCTGACCGCCATCTTGAAATGGCTGGGGAGTATTCCATCCGACAAACTCCTGCACCTCATTGCGGGTGCGGTAATCGCGGCCTTTTTCGCCCTTGTCATTCCCTATACGGCTGAAATATGCGTCTTATTCGCCGCCATCGCAGGGGTGGCAAAAGAGGCTTTCGACCAATACCGCTACAAAGGATGGGATTGGCTTGACTTGGCCTATACAATGGCCGGAGGTTTCATCATTCAAATTTTCGCGTGGCTATGAAACTACTTTTGAAACGCATCGCATTGAAGCCGACCTATACCATCGGCTGGCTCTACATCGACGGGCAAAAGGTCTGCGACACCATCGAAGATGCCGTGCGAGACCTGAACAAAAACGGACAGTTCGACAATGGCGAAAAGAAAGTGTATGCCGAAACCGCTATCCCCTATGGGACATACGACATCACGCTGAAAATCCAATCTCCGAAGTATAAGGATCGAGCGCAGTACAAATTCTGCGACGGCTACCTGCCTCGGCTGCTCAATGTGCCGGAGTTCGACGGCATCCTGATCCATATCGGCAATACCGCCGAGGATAGCGCGGGGTGCATATTGGTCGGCGAAAACAAGGAGGTCGGCAAGGTGCTGAACTCGACGGCGACATTCCGACGGGTCTATGACATGCTCAAAACGGCCTCCGACCGGGGCGAACCAATCCAAATCGAAATCGTATGAGAACGCTGATTTTGTGCCTTATCATCGGTTTGCTGTCGGCCTGCTGCCCGTGCAAACATCTGACGACCTCGACCGGAATGCGGGATAGCCTGCATGTCGAGATCAGGCATCGCACAATATGGATTCCCGACACGGTACGGGTGCAACTGCCGGCCGAGCGAACCGAGCAGACCGTCCGCCAAGATTCGAGCCACCTCGAAACCTCGGCAGCGGTATCGGACGCAAGGATCAACCCCGACGGGTCGCTATCCCACTCGCTCGAAAACAAGACGGACGATCGGGAAATACCGACGCAGCGGCCGATAGAATATCGGGACAGCATCGTTTATCGGGATCGGGAGGTCGAGGTTGAAAAGATCGTCGAGGTAGAGCGCAAATTGACATGGTGGCAACAGACGCAAATACGCGGTTTTTGGGTGGCAATTATCATCATTCTCGTACTGCTCCGTAAAAAGATTTTTCCCTTGATTCGGAGGTTTATTTGAGGGCGCAAAGGCGAACAATACAGCCGATTATAATAATAGCTCCAAATTTCAGAAACTTTTTGTACCTTTGAAAAAGTTTTGATATTATAGCGTTTGCTATTGTTTTTAAGGTTTAGGAAATCGCCAATTTCACAACGGACTTAAAAAACAATGGTAAATGCCTGCGTTATGCGTGGGCATTTCCTTGTTAGTCCGTAGGTGTTTGGCGATACCTCTAAACCGACAGGAACGCCCACGCTTTTTGTGTGCATATCCGGAAACAGCAGCGAATGTTTGATTTACGGATAGCATGAGCGAAAAGAAACCAACAAGGCAGGCGGAGATCGTATTTGCCGCCATGAAAGCAATCGAGGCCAACGGCGGCGAAATGAGGATTTCGGATATATACGCAACCCTCGCATCATCGTTCCCGCTGACCGATTATGAGAAAGAGGAAACCAAGAGCGGCGTCATCCGCTGGAAAGCGTATCTCAACTTCTATTCGATAGAGGTAGGCAAGGTCGGGTATCTCGTCAAAAAGAGCGGGATTTGGCATCTGACGGAAGAGGGTGCGAAAGCTCTTGCCGCCGGAGCCGGAGAGTTCTTCGCCGATTTTCACGGCAAGTTTTCCAAGATACAGAAAGAGCACGCGGTATCGGTCATCGAGGAGAATGCGGATCAGCCCGATGATTTGGATATGTTGCAAGGTCAGGCATCGAAAGGCATTCGGGAGTATATCATCAAAAAGAACCCTTACGAGTTTCAGGATTTGGTCGCCGCCCTGTTGCGGGCAATGGGCTACTATACGCCATTCATCGCCCCGAAAGGCAAGGATGGCGGCGTTGATATTATCGCCTACCGAGACCCGCTCGGCACGACCGCCCCGCAGTTGAAAGTACAGGTCAAGCATTATCCGACCTCTGCAATCTCCGTCGATGTCGTCCGCAGTCTGCTGGGGGTTCTCGTGAAAGAGGGCGAGGTCGGCCTGCTGGTTACATCGGGGACATTCACCAGCGAATCCAAGAAAGAAGCCCGCAACGGGCATCGTTGCCTGCGTCTGATCGACATCGACGAGTTCATCGACCTATGGATTCGCTATTACGACCGCATGAGCGAGGAGGACAAAGCCCTGCTCCCGATTATTCCCGTTTATTTTCTGAAAGCATAAAACCATCATATTATGAAAAAACTCTTATCTATTCTATTCCTATCCCTTTGCATCGCAGCTTGCTCCAAAGACGATACCCCAAAGCCGGAGATGGACGAAACCGTCAAACAGATTTGGCAGACTTTGAACGGCAGATATATCGGGTTCCATGAGGATAAGTTATCATCCGCCGGTTCCTATACGGAAACCATCGTCTTTCAGCCCTATTCCGAGCCGGAAGAGATCAAGCCGACGGTAATCCTTTTCCCGGATTTTACAGCATACGGAACCGCCGTCATAACCGACACCCGATTTGAAGAGATCAGCGGCTCATCGACCTGCTATTACTCAATCGACGTAAAATATGAGGGAGCAATCCCGACGATCTCATTCTTTGAATACGGAACGGACGGCGAAGTAGTAAACAGCGAAGATCAGCGCAACATCAAGGTCATCGACGCCTCCTCTTTCAAAATGTGGGATTATGGCTTGACCGAGGCCGAGAATGCGATAATCTACACCAAGCAATAGAAATCCAAATAATTCATTATCTTTGCGGTACTGATAGCCCCGTATCAGTTGCGTTGAATACCCCTCTCGACAGACCGATAGATCGGGCGTTGAGAGGGTTTTTCATTCGATTCTGTTACCCGTCTGTTACCCGGCCTCCGAAGTGGCGTTTATTGGTTACAAATAAGCCAATATATCATAGTGAGTTACAACCTATTTTAGAAAGAAGTAATAGATTTTGCATCGGAAAATAACCGTCACCCGGCAAAAATGCACCGGAACAATACGGCTGTCGTCTTTTTCAGCCGCCATATTTGGAGTTTCCCGACATTTTTCCGAAATTTAACCGATCGGACCGCGCCGGACATCCGGCACAGCGGAAACCGCTTCGGCAGACTATGCCTAAACCTTAAAAACAGAGATAACCGATGAAGAAAATCCTCTTATGCTGGCTGGCCGCGGCGACGGCGCTGACGGCCGGCGCGCAGAGCAACGAATGGCAGGACGCCGGCGTGAATGCCGTGAACCGAATGCCGATGCATGGCTCCTGGTTCGCGTACGAATCGCCGGAAGCCGCACAAACGGGCGACAAGACCCTCTCGGAGCGGTTCGTCACGCTGAACGGAAACTGGAAATTCAACTGGGTGCGCGACGCCGACCAGCGACCGACGGACTTTTTCCGCGTCGGCTACAACGACAAAGGCTGGAACGACATGCCCGTGCCGGGACTCTGGGAGCTGAACGGATACGGCGATCCGGTCTACCTCAACGTCGGTTACGCCTGGCGGGGCTGGTTCAAAAACGATCCGCCGCACGTTCCCGTCGAGCAGAACCACGTGGGTTCCTACCGCCGTACGGTCGACATCCCCGCGGCATGGGCCGGCAGGCAGATCGTCGCGCATTTCGGCTCGGTGACGTCGAACATCTACCTCTGGGTCAACGGCCGCTATGTGGGTTACAGCGAGGACAGCAAGCTGGAGGCCGAGTTCGACCTGACGCCCTACGTGAAACCCGGCCGGAATCTCATCGCGTTCCAGGTCTTCCGCTGGTGCGACGGCACATACCTCGAAGATCAGGACTTCTTCCGCCTTTCGGGCGTGGGCCGCGACTGCTACCTCTACGCGCGCGACAAACGGCAAATTACGGACATTCAGGTCGACGCCGCGCCTTCGGCCGACTACACCGCGGGAACGGTAGCCGTCAAAGCCTTCTTCCCCAGGCAGGCGCGGGGATGCAGCGTCGAACTGGCGCTCACCGACGCCCAAGGGCGCAGCGTCGCGTCGCAGCAGCTGCGCGTCACGAAAGACGAGGAGCGCTGCACGCTCGACGCCGGGAAAGTCGCCCTGTGGAGCGCCGAGACGCCCGTGCTGTACGGACTGACGGCGACGCTCCGCGCGCCGGCGGGCGAAGTGATCGAGGTCATTCCGCTCCGGATCGGATTCCGCGACGTGAAGATCGAGGGCGGGCAGCTGCTCGTCAACGGCCGGCCGGTGCTGATCAAGGGCGCCAACCGGCATGAGATGGACCCCGACTACGGCTATTACGTCTCCGAGGGGCGCATGCTGGAGGACATCCGCATCATGAAGGAGAACAACATCAACGCCGTGCGCACGTGCCACTACCCCGACGACGCCCGCTGGTACTCGCTCTGCGACCAATACGGACTCTACGTCGTGGCCGAGGCCAATATCGAGTCGCACGGCATGGGTTACGGCGAAAAGACGCTGGCCAAGAATCCGCTCTACGCCAAGGCGCATCTGGAGCGCAACGAACGCAACGTGCAGCGCAGCATCAACCATCCGTCGGTCATCATCTGGTCGCTGGGCAACGAAGCGGGCGACGGGCCGAACTTCGACGCCTGCTACGACTGGATCAAGGCTTACGACCCCTCGCGGCCGATTCACCACGAACGGGCCGTCTATTCGCCCGGCAGCCGCAACACGGACATTATCTGCCCGATGTACTGGGACTACGAGCGGTGTGAGAAATACCTCGCCGAGAATCCCGCCAAACCGCTGATCCAGTGCGAATACGCCCACGCCATGGGCAACTCGATGGGCGGATTCAGGGAGTACTGGGAGCTGATCCGCCGCGAACCGAAATATCAGGGCGGATTCATCTGGGATTTCGTGGACCAGTCGCTGCACAAAAAAGGGCGCAACGGCGTGACGGTCTACGGCTACGGAGGCGACTGGAACCCCTACGACCCCTCGGACCAGAACTTTTGCGAC